CCGCTCCCACCGCCGCGAAACTCGTCCCCCGCTGCGCAATATCCATCTTGCCGTTGATGATTCGATTCTTGAACCCCGCCAAGTTGTTCAGACCATCCTGCACGTAGGTCAGGAGTTGCGAGTATTTCACCGGGTAGTCGAAGCCGCCTAGCGTGACGTTATATGGTGACAAATCAAATGACATGGCTTGCTCCGTTCAAACCTCGATGAATTCAAATTTCTGAGCCCACCGGTTCGGTACCTGCAGGGTGTTGGGCGCGGCCTGGGCGAACTTGCCGAGCATGCTGTGGTCACGCTCCAGGTCGGCGCCGGCTTCGGGGTAGACGCTCACGAAAATCTCGCGGTGCAGGCCGTTGACGCGGGCCAGGTCTAGCCACAGGGCGCGCTCGCTGATGTCCAGCAGGCCCAGGTCAAACGACAGGCGCCGGAAGCTGGCGCGGCGGTCTGTGCGCACGCTGCCGCCCAGGGTGCGGCGCTGTTCGCTGTTGGTGTCCCACGCCAGGCTCAGGCCGTATTCGGCATTGAAGGCGGGCGTGAGGTAGCGGCCGATGATGAGGCGGCTGGCCTGCAGGTAGCCGGCGGGGTTCAAGGGGTCGGCCAGTTCCAGGCGGAAGCTCAGGGCGAAGACCCCTGTGAACCACAAGGTGTAGAACGGCTGCTGCCAGTTATTGAACACGCCATTACCCCAGGGCGCCACGCCCCAGGCGAAACTGCCCCAGCCGATGGAGGTGAGCGGCGTGAGCGTGGTGCTGTCATACACCACGGTGCCCGTCTGGTTGGCGCCGGCGTACAGGCGCAGGCGCCAGGTGGCCGCGCCGGTGAGGTTGTGGCCGTACAGCACCAGGGCGCTGCACAGGGTGCTGCCGGCGAAGTTGCCGTTGATGGTTTTCGTGCCCGTGGCGTTGGTGGTGCGGGCCACGCGCGCGCGGCCTTCGAGCTGCAGGTTGCCCACGGGCAGGCTGGCGGTGAAGTCACCGCTGGTGAGCGTGGCGGCGTCCACGTCGTTGGTGGAGATGACGCGCAGGTTGGGCATCAGACGAAGACCTCAAGTTCGATGCGGCCGCCGGTGAGGCTTTCGCGCAGGCCCACCACGCGGGCCAGGGTGCCGTTGTTCAGGCCGAAGCGCCCGAGGTTCAGGGCCACCACGTCACCCAGCTTGACCTGCTGCGCGGCGGTGAAGCCGGCCAGGCGGTAGACGTAGCGCAGGGTGTTGTAGAGGGCGGCCTGGCGCGTGGCCTCGGTGGCGGTGGCGGTGGCGTCCAGCAGGGCGGTGGGCTGCAGGTCTTCGTCGATGGCCAGCAGATGGCCCGTCAGGGTGTTGGTGGCTTTGGCCACGAGGTGCGGCGTCTGAAGGCGCTCGCGCTGGGCTTCAGTCAGGGTGACGGCGCCGCTGGTGCTGGTGTTCCAAAACCGGGCATACCCCAGGCGCACGCTCTTGGCCGGCAGGATGCGGCGCACGAGCTGCACGCTGTTTTCCTCCACGTCATCGGCATCCAAGCTGAGCGCGGCCGGCGCGGCGGGGGCGCGGAACTGGCCGACGCTGAGCTTGCCGGCGCGGTCAACGGTGTAGAAGCCGCCCAGGCCGGTGAGCAGGGTGTCCAGCGCCTGCAGCACGGTGGTGGTGTCGTTGTCCACGTACAGGCCCACGGTGGCGCCGATGGCGGTGTTCATGGCGCTGACGCTGGCGGTGTCAATGTCCCCGCTGGTCAGCGCGGTGCGCTCTGTGACCAGGCGCTGCATCACATCGGCCGCGGTGGTCACGTAGGTGCCGCCGGTCTTGCTGCCGCGAACGTCGGCGGTGATGGTGCCGGTGAGCGCGCCCGTGAGGGTGATGGTGCCGTTGGCCAGGTCTGCCGTGTAGCCGCCTGTGGCGCTGCCGTTGACGTAGACCGCGTCAATGGCATGGATGGCGCCATCGTGCACGGCGTAGCGGCGCGCGCCCGCGTCAATGAGCCGGGGCGCCACGTTCTTGCACTCGCCGTAGCAGATGGGGCGGCGGCGGTCTTTGTTGGTGTCTGTGCCGCCGATGAGCGTGGTGCAGGCCGGCACGTTCAGCAGGGCCTGGCGGTCACGCATGCGCAGGGTGAGCGTGGCGCTGTCGCGGGCCTGGATGTCCTCCAGCGTGCCGCTGAAGACTTGGCGGAAGTCACTCTTGGGCCAAGCGGGGTCACCCAGGTACAGGCGCACGGGCCGGCCGTCCCAGGCGTCCGTCAGCCAGGCGTCACGCACGCCGCTGCTGTTGTCGATGTCGATGTCGCCGTAGCCGATGAGGCTGCGGCCGCGGAAGGCTTCGGCAAGCTGGCTGCGCACCCAGGGCACATCGAGCACGATGTCGTCGTAACCGGTGCTGGCGGGGGAATCCGTGGGCGTGCTGATGAAGCCGTGGGTGCTCATGTAGCGCGTGACCACGGCGCCGGCGCTGTAGGCTTCGGCCTCCACCAGCACCACGCGGCGCTGGTTATCGGCACGCAGCCAGGCGGTGTATTGGGCGTCTGAGATGGGCATGGTGCGCGCTCAGCCGTCCGAGAAGCCGGTTTGCGGGCCTTCGTAGGCCAGCGCATCGCCCATTGCTCGGGCGTTTTTGTCCAGCGCCTTGACCAGCGCGGTTTCCAGCTCGCCCACGCGGGAGATCAGGCGTTCCAGCGTGCTCACCGTGGCATTGGTGCCGGCCGTGGTGGCATCGGTCAGCGCGCCCAGGCCTTCCATGCTGGTGCCGCCCAGGATCTCCTGCACCGCGCCCGTGGTGGGCGCCATGTTGGCCAGGGTGTTGAGGTTGGCCAGGGTGTTGCCCATTGGCGCCTGCACGTCGAGCATTCCACGTAGATCAGCGATGGCCGGCGCCATGTTCGCCAGGGTGTTGAGGTTGGCCAGGGTGTTGCCCATTGGCGCCTGCACGTCGAGCATTCCACGTAGATCAGCGATGGCCGGCGCCATGTTGGCCACCGTTTCCAGGCTTCCGCCATTCGCCTCCAGGAACCTGCCCACGGGCGCGAACGCGTCGGCCAGCGTCAGCAGTTGCGACAGCCGCTGGCGGCCTTGCTCGTTGCTGACATCGGTGCCTTCCACTAGGCGGCGGAAGTCGGCGCGGGTGAAGATTTCGGCATTGATGCCAAGGCTTGCCAGTTGTTCACGCACCTGGCGGGCCTGGATGCCGGCCAGCTCGGCCTCCTCGTAGTAGTTCTGGGCGAAGCTCTGCGTCTTGTTGGCGAAGGCTTCTATGCCGCCGGCAAGGTCAATCAGGTGCTGGCGCGCATCACCGCTCAGGTTTGCCACGCGAGAGAACACGCCGCCAAACTCGTTGACGGTCAGTGCAAAGCGCTGCAGGCCGGCGGCCATGCTTTCCACGGCGGTCTGCACCTTGCTGTTGATTTCCTCAAGATAGCGGCCTACCGGGGCGAAGGCGTCGGCCAGCGTCAGCAGTTGCGACAAGCGCTGGCGGCCTTGCTCGTTGCTGACATCTGTGCCTTCGACAAGGCGCCGGAAGTCCGCTCGGCTGGAAACCTCCGTGTTGATGCCCATTCGGGCAAGCTGGTCCCGCACTTGGCGGGCCTGGATGCCGGCCAGCTCGGCCTCCTCGTAGTAGTTCTGGGCGAAGCTCTGCGTCTTGGCCACAAACGCTTCCATGCCGCCCGCGAAGCCGAGCAGCTGCTCACGCGCATTCACGCTGAGGTTGGCCACGCGGCTGAAGACCCCGCCGAACTCGTTGATGGCCTCGCTGAACTTTTGCAGGCCGGCCAGGCGCTGCAGGGTGTCTGAGATGGCTTCACCGGCCCGCTGGAAGGGCGCAAGCTGGCCTTGGAAGGTGGTGGCCAGGTCTGCGGCGTAGCGGCCGAACAGGGCCTGGATCTCGGCCTGGTCTTTGGTGGCGTCGCCCGTGAGCTTGACCTTGAACTGCGTGGTCACGCTGCTGAGCGCGTCGCCCGGCAGCTTCAGGGCCTGCGCCCAGGCGCGGGTGCTGTCCAGCACGCCCATGGCGCCGGCGTTCAGGGCGGCGGATGTGTCGTCGCCCAGGGCGCTGAAGTTGGTGCCTGACTTGTTCGAGCGGAACCAGCCGCCCTTCTGGAACCAGTCTTGAAACTGCTGGCCCGTGGCCGCGCCGCCGCTGAGGGAGCCCTGGATGCCGCTGTCGCGCATCTCCTTGGCCTTCATGCCGAAGGCGCGGTTGACCAGGCCGCCCACCACGCCCGCGATGGGCCCGATGCCGGGGATGGCCGAGGCGATGCCGGCGATGGTGTTGACGGCGCCGCCGGCGCTGTAGCCGCCTGACAGGGCCTTGCTGATGCCGTAGCCCATGAAGCCGTTGCCCAGCATGCCCAGGCCCGAGCCCACCATGCTGCCCAGGCCCGTGGGGCCGGCGATCATGTTGCCGCCGATGTTCTGCACCGCGGAAAGGCCCAGGCTCTGCCCCAGGCCGCTGTTGACCAGGTTGAGGCCCAGCATGTTGCCCAGCCCGCCATTGAGCAGGTTGGCGCCCGCGCTCAGCAGCGAGCCAAACCCGCCACCCGCACCCGCCGCGCCCGTGGCAGCAGACGCGGAGCCTGCAAACCCCATGGCACTGGTGAAGGCCCCGGCGATGGGGTTGACGATGGCCTGGATGACGGGCCGCAGCACCATGCTGCGAAACAGGCCCTTGATGTATTCCCAGGCCGACTTCCCGCCCTGCATCAGGGCGTCGGAGAGGGACTGGCCGATCTGGTCGGTGGTGCGGCGCCACTCGTCTTCAATCTTCCGGGTCTGCTCGATGCTGTCGCGCACGCTCTCGCGGCTGATGACGGATTCGCGGATCTTCTTGGCGTATTCGTCATAGGCATAGCTGCCCTTTTCCAGGCCGGCGCGCTCGAGCTCCAGCAGCGCGGCGCTCACTTCGCGCTCCACGTTGCTCATCTGCAGGGCCATGGTCTCGCGGTCGATGGCGTCCACGAGCTGCTGAGCCTTGGCCAGGTTGTCGTCAATGGCCTGCTCCGCGGCTTCATAGGCGGACACAGACTTCAGGCCCCGCGCGGCGGCCAGGTCCAGCTCGGCCTTGAGGCTGCGCTGCAGTTGCTCTTCCAGCTCGGTTTCGGCCTTTTCATAGGCCACCATGTTGGCCAGTTGGCGCTTGGCCTGGATGTCCAGCTCGGTCTGGCGGGCTTTGGAGGCCTGGAGGCCTGCATCCTCCGCAGCTTTGCGGCGGGCTTGCTCGCCGGCGATGTCGATGACGGACGGGGCCGGCACGGCGAAGGGCGGATTCACATCGTCGCCGCGGCCAGCGCCGGCGTTGCGGCGGCCCAGTGCTGCGTCCAGCGCGGTGCGGGCCTTGAGGGATTCGCCCTGCAGCTCGCGCAGCTTGTCGAGGGCGTCCTGCAGTTCCTTCTGCAGGGTGGATCGGTTGAAGCCGGTGACGTTGGGGTTGCTCAGGCGGCCTTCCAGCCTGCCGATTTCCTCAAGCGTGGCCTGGATGCGGGCGTCTTTGAACTGCGACGTCAGCAGCGTGAAGAAACCGGACAGCACGCCACCGTTGGCGCTGAAGCGCATCATGGTGGAGATGCTGTCGTTCAGCGCCGGCAGGAAGTCTGAAACCAGGGCGCGGGCGCTGCTCGTGATGTTGGTGCTCAACTGCGCCATCTGCTTGTTGAAGCGTTCAGCTTCGGCAGCCTGCGCCTTGGTGACGCTGGCGTTGATTTCGCCCGCCTCAGCCAAGTCATTCAGGAACGGCGCGGCCTCGCGCACGCTCTTGCCGAACAGCTCCTGCGTGATGCGCGCCTTGTTGGCGTCGTTCTCAAACCCGGCCAGGGCCACGGCGGTTTGGCGCAGGGCCTCTGCCGGGTCCAGCTGGCGCAGCTTGGCGGCGTTCAGGCCGATGGCTTCGAGCGCGATGCTGGCGCCGTTCTTGCCGTCCGCCTCCTTGAGCTGGGCATTGAACTTGACCAGCATGCCGCCCACTTGGTCCAGCGTGGCGCCGTTGCGGCGGGCCACCTGGTCGAGCTTGCTGATTTCCTCGATGCTGGCGCCGGTGGCGTCGGCCAGGTCGTTCATGGCGTCGATGGCGTTGACGGTGCCGCGGATGAAGGCCGCGATGCCGCCCACGCTCAGGGCGCCGGCCAGGGTGGGGGCCAGGGTGGACAGGGCGTTGCGCACCGTGTCCACTTGGCCGCCAAGCTGGCCCATGCTGCCCACCACGCGCTGCAGGCCGCCCTGCACGGCCTCAGCGCCTTGCAGGCCGATCTTGATGCCGATTTCACTGGCCATCAGCGTGCGCTCCGTTCCTTGGCCTGGCGCTGGCGGCGCCACTCCGCAAGGGTTTCGTCCTCAAGGATCTGCAGCTCGGCCAGCACTTCGGGCACCCGGGGGCGCTGCACCAGTCGGCGCATGCGGATGAGGCTTTCGATGCCGGTGTAGTCCAGGCCTGTGGGGCCGTCGAAGCCCACGCGCCACTGTGTGCGGCACGCGGCGAAGACGCCCAGCACTTGTTCGTGCTCGGGCCAGAGGAAGAACAGCGGCTGACGGCGCGTTGACGCTTGATCCACGGCCACAAGGCCGAAGGCGGCCAGCGCCGCGGCGGTTTCGTCGTCAGCGTGGGCGGGGTTGTCGTCATCGGATGCAGGCGGCGCGTCGTCATCGTTTCTTCGGACCAGCTCACCACGGGCAAGCAGGCGCGCCGCCTCCCTCAGTTTTTTTCTTTGCCCTTGACGCCGCAGGCCTCGATGTAGGCTTTGAAGCACAGCCCGGACATGCCCACGATGTTGAGCAGCGCGGCCAGCGCCGTGGGGTGGAAGGCCAGCTCGGCGCCGGCGTCGTCTTGCACGCCGGTCCAGTCCTGCACCACGCCGGTGAGGAACTCGGGCACGGTGCGATCGTCGCTGTCCACCTCGGCCTTGAGCTGGTCAGCCGGCAGGCGCTTGCAGATGAGCGTGAAGCCGAAGGGCAGCATGCGGCCGCCCGTATCGGGCAGGCGGCCGGCCACGGGCACGGTGATGGTGTCGGAGATGACCAGGCGGAATGCCATGCGCGCGCCCCCGGTTTACAGGCACACGAGCCGCAGCTCGTCATTGCCGGCGGTGGTGGGGGTGAAGCGCAGGCTCTGGCCGATGTGCACGTCGCCTTCGTATTCCTGGTCAGTCGGGTCGATGCGCTGTACCTGGGGGGCGTGCAGGAGGATTCCCACGCCGGCGCCGGTGCTGTGCGTGAAGCCCAGCGTGGTGTTGGTGTTGCTGTTGATGTCCGTCATGAAGGACACTTCCTGCGCTGCGGTGAGGTCGAGCTGCATGCTGCCCTGCACGTTGCGGTCAGAAATCTGCACGGCCTGGCCGCCCAGCAGGGCCTTGCGGCTGACGGTGTTCTGCAGGTTGATGCTCAGGCCGCGGCTGGGGTACACGGTGCCGCTGGCCAGCGCGCCGGCGCTGTAGGTGCAGCCCAGA